TAGAGATCGATTGCTGAGGCGATGGTCGCGAGCCGGTTGTCCGCGGCGTTGATCGTCTCGCACGTAATGCCGAGCCGGCGAATGTGGTCCGACAGATCCCACAGCGGATTTCCCGCGGTGAGAAAGATCAGCACGTCGCGCGTCAGCGGGTCCGTGCCTCGCCACTTCTCCAACGGGCAACCGTAGGTCGCGCGGGTCAAGCGATTGTGCAATGCCTGCGAAATCTGGAACTCGCCCAGCGAGGTGTCAATGGCCTCCTGGGTCTCGCAGGATCGGCAGTCTCGCTGCGTGCAAAGCCGACCATCGAACGCCTGACAGCCGAGACAGTGCCGCTCGAAGATCGCCGCCGCTTCCTGCTCCGTCCGCTCCGGTCGACCAGCCGCGAGCCACCGGGAATGCGGCTCCATGCGTGGCAACCGCTGCGATGGCCTGACACCCTGGCCGTTGCGCACTCCCGCGCCGTCGATGTCGCGATGGCCGCAGGAGCAGCGTACCGGCAAGGCCACCGAGTCTGCGGAGAACGACCGGCCACATCCGGCCGGGCAAGTCCAAAGATCCATTCCTACGCCGCCTTTTTGATTCGGACAGTTGGAGTGTACCCACTGAACGTGCAGTAGACGCCGCTGTACTTGGTCAGCGTGATCCAGTCGGACCAATCCTCGCACGGGTCGTCAGTGGCCGCTCGCCAGACGCCAAGCGTCCATGTCCCGTTCGTAGCACCGAGTCCAAACGACGTAATCTTGAAGCTGACCTGGATGTACCTGACGCCAAGAACCGTGACGATCTCCGCCGTGATCGAATACTGAAACAGCACATCATCGCAGAGCCCGAGGCCCACGCAGCCGCAATCGAGATAGTAGGAGTCGTCGACCAGGAGTCCCCACTGGCAGCCGCTGTCTCCCGGGCAGGTGGAATGCTCCAGATACCACGTCCCCTCGAATAACTCGCAGTCGAAATAGCAGGCACTGGTTCCGTTGACCATGTCCGAGACGTCAATCAGCTCCGAGCCGATCCCCGACATCTCGAAGATCAGTTCATCCGGCACCGTGCCCAGGCAGCAATGGACCGGGCACGCCTCGCAGTCGGCCTTCGATTCCGAGTGAGACAACGACAGCGCGAAGTTATAAAAGTCCAACGTCGAGATGCTGGAATAGGCGCCACTCGCGTAGCCGGCCCGCGACCCGGGAACGGTCGCATCGTTCGCCTGGAGTCGTTTCGTGTATCCGGTGTTGAACGGTGCCAGTGCCAGATCCGCGATCAAAGCCGCGCCATCCCAACACAACGTCATGATTCGCGACTTGGTGCCGCTCCACGTCAGCGACTCTTCGTACGCCGCACAACCGCCGGTCGTCGCACCAAGCGTCCTTGGAGCTTCGGCCAGAATCGTTTCCACTCCGGCGACGACTTGGCCTAAACGAAACTGGACGGAGTTGCTTCCGCCGTCAACCACTCGCCACTCGCAGAAGACATAGTTGTCGCAGTCCGACGCGCCGCCGATCAGCCGAGCACCAACCGATGCCGGCGAACCGGACGCGGCAACGTCGAATTGCACAGTCGCAATCCACGGTCGCGAGCCTGCGCCGGTCGAGTCGTACAACCGCACCGCGTTCGCGCCGCTCGGCCGGTACTTGCCCGACGAGGGGTTCGACCAGGTGCCAGTGCACACCGTCGCGTCAGCGGTGCCATCCTCGATGATCTCGCAGCCGCAGCAGCAACGCGATATATCGGTGGTGCCGACCATCTACGGACACTCCGCGTTGGTGATGATCCACTTCGCCTCGTCCGGGTAATACTCAATCCGTACCTTCGCGTTCTGCGCGACCGACACACCACCGTGCATCCAGTTGAGATAGGCGGTCACAGTCCAAGAGGTGGACGACCCGTTGAGGTAGATCGTGACCGTGCCGCTGCTGTTCGCCGAGATGCCACCGGACTGTGTGACCACCCCCTTGCGGTAGAACAAATAGTGGTCTGGGAGAATGTACCACCGGCCGTGGTGCAGTGAGACGCGGACAATCGAGCCAGACGGAAGGAATCCAACCGGTGACAGAGCCACTCGCGAAATCTGCGGGGTGTACGCAGTGAAGGTCGGAGTCTCGTTGCCTACCGCAGTGTCGGTGAATTCGTAATCTCCGAACTCGACTACGAACCGATTCGCCGGTGCCGTCGGGTAGGTCGTGAGATCCGCATTGGTCGTGGTCTTCGCCCAGCGGATTTGCTTCGACAGCAACACGTCATCATCGTCGACGTCGCCGAGTCGCGAGAACTGCTTACGCTGCCTCTCCCGCTTGAGCAGCGTAGCAAGTTCCGCTCTTGTTGCCGCCGACAGTGTGGCCAGTCGAGTCATGTCTCACCGCCCACTATTTCGCGAGAATCTGGACGTGCACCTTACAGGATGCCGTGTTGGCTACCCAGCGAAGCGTGACGCTCGGGGCCAGCTCGAACGTCTGCGGCACGCCGGGGTAGAGTCGCATCCACGCGACCATTGCCCCGCCTGACTTCGGGCCAAGTTCCACATAATTCGTCGAGTCCAGGTTGACCATCTGGCAGAGCGATTGGTTGGACGACGTCAACGCTGAGTTCGTCGGCAAAGATAAATCTTGCTCGCTGGTCCCCACTGTGACGACGTCTTCAAATTTCGCCTTCGTCGACTGCGTGATCTGTTTTGGCGGTGGATTGAAGTTGCCCAGCAATGCCCCATTGTTGAGCGTTACTTGCACCCGCGTTTGAATTTCATTGGCCATTGCTCAGCGTCTCCGATTAAACGAACGGGCCCGGTAGCGGATTCGGTAGCCCGAGCGTGAGGAAATCGAACTCCTTGATCACTTCATCTTCTCGTTCGACGAAGTTTCCGGCCACGATGTCGGAATCTGACAGCTTGCGCCCCGAGCCATCCAGGAAGTATTTGCCTTGGTATCCCTGGTCATTCGGCGCGATGATCGGCATGAATTTTTTGCCGCTCGCGTTCGTGCTGATGTATTCGCGAGATCCCATTTCGAACGACTTCTCATTCCACAGGTCGTACTTGATCCAGAACAAAAGATCGTGCTTGACGTAGGGCGTGATTCCGGAATAGAGGATCTCGTAGTTCCATTGCGGCAAGAACAGCATCCGCGCCGACAGCCCCCAGATCGTGGCCGAGTTGACTTTGTTCACCGCCTGCGCTCGGGTCGACAGCGAGATCGTCGCGCTGTACCCCGTCAGGGACAGCGTGTCGTACCCGTCGGGAACCTCGTAGGACACCGGCTCGAACGCCGAGTTGATCAGTTTGTTTCCGTCCTTGTCCTCGGTGACAATCTTTGTTCCAGTCGCGTAGCTTCCGCCGACCTTCCACTGATCCACCACGGGCGATGTCTGCAATCCGCCGGTGGCCTTCTCGCGCGAGCCCGGTTTCGTCGAGTGCGTCACCGTGACCAACCAAACCTTGGCCGTCGTTTCCGACTGGTCGCGAGCCGTGTTGATACCGACACACCAAGCGTCGTAGTTCACGTCGCTGCCAATCTGGTAGTAGCTTCCCCATCCGAGCATTCCGCTGGCCTGCCGAATCGTAATCGGCGACTCAGTGCGTGAGTCCGACTCCACCCGATACACCGTGGTGTAGGTTTGGTGGCCTTCCTGGTCGATGCTCTCTTCGCTCGAAAGCATCTTCGCATCGCCGACGACAGCCATTAGAGAGTGACCTCCTGGACTTCGATTCGATTCGCTTTGGTCGCGTCAATCAAAGTCGCCATGAGTCCATTTGTACGACGCTGCTCGACTACCAGCGATTCGCCGGCCGCGGGCACCACCATTTGCTTGGGCGCGGCAGCTACTGGCGGTGGCGCGACAATCGTGATTCGCTCGCTGGCAGTCGCGATCGGAGCCACGGCGGAACCCATGCGCGGCCCGTCGATTACCAGTCGCTCTGGCCTGTGCAGCGGATTGGCTAATTGCTCCGGAATCTGAAACGCCTTCGGCGGCATCTCCAACATTTGCAATCTCGCCTCGGCCGCCTTGGTCGCCTTGGAGATAGCCTCCGCTTCCTCGCGAGAGTTGCGCTGCAGCACGAAGCTCGTGGCCTGCGATTGGTCCGCGATCGCTTTGCGGAGCGACAGTTCTTCCTGGAGGCCGGCAATCTTCTGTAGCTCCGCATCGCTCACGCCTTCCACCCGCAGGTCGTCGACAACCTTTTCGTTGGGCGTCATGCTCGCCTGGCGGATCTGCTTGTCGAGGTCACCAATGATCGATTCCGCCTTCTTCGCCGCCTTGTCGCGGGTCTCGAAGGCTTCGATCGAGTCGAACGTCGCCAATGCCAATTGCCGTTCCGCGTCGGTTGCTCCGGCCGCAGCCAGCTTGTTCGCCAGCAGCTGCCGTTCGTCGAGCCCAAGAGCGGCCTGGCGTTCCTGGATTGGTCCAAGAATTCCGGAGACCGCCTGCTCTCGCTTGCGGGCCGCGTCCTGCTCGGCGGCCGCTTGGTCCTGCAACGCCTTCTCGGAATCCGCCAATGCCTTCTGCTGCCGCTCGTATTCCGCGATCTCCGCCGATAGAGCCGCCGCGTGGTCGCGGGTCGATTGACTCGCTCCCGACTCGGCCAGCTTGAGCAATGTGATTTCGTCCGCCGACATGCCAGGGTAGTCGATCGACTCCCGTAGTTTCTCGGCTCGTTTCTCCAGGTCGTCGAGCATCGACTCGGCGGCCTTGACTGACTCCTGGTCGATTGCTTCGAGACCTGACTTGGCAGGACCAGTCGGCTGCGTCTGATCGACGAGAATCGGCTTGGCGTATTCGGCCATCGCCTTTTGAGCGTCGACACTTTCCCAGAGCGATCCGACGAATTCGCGTAAGAGCGGCAGACCAGGAATCGCGACATCCGCAGATACATCCAGTGCAGAGCCGATTCCAACAGCCTTGTCCGTCACCTTCACCAGTGCGTCGACATCGTCACGCAGCGTCCGCACGTAGTCGGCCGTGAACTTGGCTGCGGCGCCTGCATTCTCCAGAAACGCGGTAAACGCCTCGCTGCGATTGACGTCGGCCAGGAAGTCGCGAAGCGATGTAGCCAAATCGGTCATCCATGGCAGAACCTCAATCGCCAGCCGTCGCGCCATCGACTCCCACGTCTTGTCCAACTCTTTCATGACGCGATCGAACTCATCGTTCTCGGCTTCTCGCATCGAGACGCCCAGGTCGTCAATCAGCCCGTTGGCTCGCTCCAGTTCGGCCGTGTCCATTCGCAGGAAGTCCGGAGATCCGAAGATCGCCGTGGCGGCCCGCACCTTATCGGCCTGCGTGGGCAACGCCTCGAGCGCTCGCATGATCTCTTCGAGTGACTGCGGGGCGTTCATCTGCCGCAGCCGATCGGCATCGAGCCCCAGCATCTGAAAGACCTTGCCGAGCTTCGCGTTGCCGTCGGCGGCCTTGCTCACGCTGCCGAGCATCTTTTCCATACCCGAGGAAAACGCCTGCGTCTCCACGTCGGCGATGTCGGCCGCGAATGCCAGCCGCTCGTATTCATTGGCCGTGATTCCCAGGTTCGCGGCTTTGTTCTGGGCGTCGTCCATCGCCTTGATCTGGTCGGCCACAGCATCGATTGTGAAGTCGATCGCCTCTTTGGCGAGACTCGCACCGGCCGTCACAGCGGCAAACGCTGCCGCCGCCACAATCCCCGCCGGCCCGAGCGCCAGCATGGCCGGGCTCATTCCAGTGAGGCTGCTGGCCAGCTGACCAAGCCCTGGAATGCCAGTCGCAATGGTCGTTCCCAGCTGCATCTGGGCGTTGCGATAGGATTCGATCGGCACCTTGCCGGCGTGGTAGAGTCGCGTGATTTCCGCCAGTTCCCGGCGAGCTCGCGAGACGGCCGGCTCGTACTGCTCCGTCAGCATCTTCGCCCGATTCATCTCGTCCGTATGGGCTCGCTCCGCGGCGGCCACCTCCGGCAGCAATCGGCGAAGTCGCTCCATCTCACGGGCGTGATCCCGCTCCGACAACACGCCGGCCGTTCGAAGCTCGTCCGCCTCGCCGATCTGCTTGGCGACTTGCTCCTCGATGGTCATGTTCCGCTGGGCGATGGCCGCGCCACGGTCTCGGAGTCCCTGCAACGCCGCTTCGGCTTCCTTCTCTTTCGCGAGAGCTTCGGCCACGGCATCAGCCTCCGCCTGCTTCGCATCGGCGCGGGCCTTCTCTTCGGCGATCACTGACGGCAACTTTTGGCTCAACCTGTCGAGGTACTCGTAAAACTGGTCTTCGGTAATCGCTCCTTCAGCCAGGGAGTCAGCCGCTTTCTCGCGGGCTTCGGCGTAGCGTTCTTCCTCAGTCTTCAGCTCCTGGAGGATCTGCTTACCGAACACCATCGCATCGCGTCGGCGCTCTTCGGCCGCGATCGCTTCCGGAGAGATAGCGAGTAGTCGCTCCAGCTTTTCGCGATATTCTTCCGCGCTCTGGGCGTTGTCTCGAAACGCCGCTTCATTCGCGGCGAGCGCGGCCATGTGCCGATCCGCTGCCTGGGCCGCCATGTCGTCTTCCGTGCGCAGGGACTGCCGCACGGTCTCGCCTTCCGCCATCACGTCGTTGATCAGTTGCAGGCCAGCGGCATTCTCCGGGAACTCAGCCCGCAGTGCCCGGTTGGCAGCGTTGTACTCGTCGACGGACAATGCCCCTTTGCGGACCAGATTCGCCATCTGGTCGAGGGCTCCACCGTAATCCTCGACGGCCGGCCGCACCTCCTGGAGGATCTGCTTTTGAAGAGCGACTTCCTTGCGAGTCAGAATGACGCCATCCAGGAAGTTGCGCGAGTCGAGCACCATCTTATAGACGGCGGGCCCAAGTGCCATATCTCGCGTTCCTTTCTGGCGTTAAAAGGTCAGTGCTTGCCGCATCTGATCCCAAGTTTGGAAGTTGCCGAACTGCCGTTGCCTCGCCTGCGACTTCGTTTTTGCCGGGATGAAGTGTCGCTCGTCGCGGTATAGCGAGTCCGGCACTTCCTTGCCGCTCAGCCTCAGTGCGTTCATCACCACGGTGGTAATCGTCGCACAAATCCTGGCCGTACGGCGGTCGTCGTCTCCCACTCCGTCGAGCAGTTGGACCGCGTATAGGTTGGACAAGTGCTCGTCGTCGTATCGCTCGAAAATCTCCGGCAGCGTCAATCCGGTCTGCCAGGCGAGACGCCACAGGAATCGTTCCCAGGCGTCTCCACTTAGTTTTTTGCCGCGTCCTCCGGTGACACTTCACTGGCTCCGTTCAGCGCGTAAACCGCCGTAACGAGCTGTGTGGCGTCCGTCGTGTCCCAGGCGTCAAAGATCCCCTTGAGCGCGTCATCGACCGTGAAAATCGGCTGGTCGTCCTCGCCAACAATGGACATCGCCAGCATCACATCCGCGAAGAAATTGCGCTTGTTCGGGTCTTCGCTGCCGTCCTTCTTCTGGATCGCCTTGCGGATGTTTCGCTGGTCTTCGCGTGTCAGCGAACGGATGCGGACCAACGTGCCATCACCCAACGTGACCTCGTCAAATCGCCGCTTGCCTCCACGGGCCAGTAACTCTTGCTTGCTCGCAATCCCCACAGTTCACTCCTTGCTCGGAAAAAAACACGCCGCGAATCGACCGGCCTCGCACCGGCCGTGGGGTGGCCGTGGTGTTTGCGCGAAGCTCGGTCGATTCGCGGCGTGATAGCTGGGCCCCACACCCATATCGTGACTCAATCCCTATTCGGACTCAGCCTCTCCATCGACATCATCAGGCCCAACAACCGGGGGCGGCGGGACGTCCACATGCGGAGTCGTGGCCGCGTTTCCGTGCAGCCGCTTGGCTTCCTCCGCGATCCACTGTTGCTGCGGATACGCGAAGTTGTAGAAGGCTGTAATCGGGCAAAAATTCGCACCGGCACGCTTGCCGATGTACCCGACATTCAGCTTTCCGTTGGGCAAATTCTTGTGCAGCACCTGCACATTCCACTGGTCATGCTCCACATCCTGCATGACCGGGCCGACAGGTGTATCAACCTGCATCTGGCCGATGTACGGAACCAGTTTCACCGCGAGATCGAACATGATTCACACTCTCCCCACTTGAGAAACGAACAGAGAAAATCAATAGCCGCAGTAGCCAGCGATTAGGAAGCAGCGGTCCGCGTCGGGCCGGTGAGTCCGTCGAACTTGATCGTCATTTGCTTCATTTGCAGCCCCTCATTCTCAGACGAGAAGCCCGGCAGCATGTCATCTTGCGTCACGAACCCGCTACCAGCGACCGACTCGGCGCCAGTCGCTCCGGCAGCCGTTGGGCCAGTGATGGTGATGGTCTGCGCCGCACCAGTCGGCTGGCCCACTCCAGGACTGTTTTGGTACATCACGGTGATCTCGTCGTAATCGAGCAGCTCACCGGGGATGAACGTGTTCGCGCCGGTCGTCCCAAGGTACGTGGTGCGAATCGCTCCCCGCTTGCGCCGCACGGGAGTGATCGACACCACTCGCAGCGTCAACGAGTCCGTGCCAAGGGTGATGGTCGCTCCCAACTGCGTGTCGTACGTGGCTACCGCCATGTGTCAAACCTCCTCTTAGGGTTCCGCGTGAACGATCCGCAGCACGAGCCGGGACCAGTATTTTTTCAAATCGCTTCCCGGCGTCGGGTTATCCACGCCGTCATCCGTCGCGTCATCCACGACGGACGAATTGATCCACACTCCCGCCCAGGAATGCCTAGCGAATCCATCTTCCATTGCGGCCTTGACTGCTTCGGCCAACGCGTCGGCCGCCGCTCGTGTCGCGCCGTAGCAGTACACGTGCACGATCGACTGACGCGCGCCCGTGGTGCCTGCCAGGTGTCGGTATACCTGCCCGCCAAACGACCTCGTGTAAACCAGGTACGGCATAGCCGCGCCCTGCTTCGCCTGGTCCGGGTACATCCTTGCGGAGCTGGTCGCGCCAACCAACGCCGTGATCGCCGCTACTGATTTCCAGTAAGTGACGAGCACGCCGCTTTGTTCGTCGCACAGTCCAGCCACGTCAGCCTCCCGAGACCGCTGCCTGGATCGCGGCGAGCATGGCTTGATCTTGTTCTGGTCGCGTGCTCTCCGACGCGGACTTTAGGTAGTACCGACCTTCGACTCGTCCGGAGATCACGCCTTTGCCACGCCGTCCAGTCTTGGACACACGAGCGGATTGTCTCGCCGCACTCGACGCCGGCGATGATCCGCCGGTAACGATGTCGTGGCCGTACTCGACCAGGTGCCCGTGACTGCCGGCGCCCCACTCGTAGCCGACCACGGCAACCACCACCGATCCTTGCTGATATTCCTTGACTTGCGCTTTCACCGTGTCTCGCAGCGGCTTGAATCCCGGTTTGTCTCCCGGATATCCAGGCTTGGGCAGGATCTGTCGCAATCGCTTCGCGACCACCGCACCGCCAGCTCGCAGTCCGCGGATCAAAGCAGGCGACCGTGCCGCCGCTTCGAGTCGCAACAACTCAGCCTCAATTTCTTTGGAGGCTGAAATCTCGATAGTGGCGGTCATCACGCAGCCTCCGAACAGTGCAGTTCCATCGAATGCGGCCGCGCCCGATTTTCGATTGGCATCACTCGCTCGATGTTCAGCAGCTTCCCGGAAAACTCGCCCTTCGATACGAGCACGCGATTTCGCGGCACCACCGCGGTGATCCCACCTCCCCAATGCACTTCCACGACCCAGGTGACGTTCGCCTCGATCTGCCGCCCGTTCGCGCTCTCGCCACCGCCAACCGCCCGCACCGTTGCCGGCCAGTCCGACACCAGTGTGCCGGTAAAGCTCGGCTGCGGGTTGTCCGCGGTCGAAGCGTCGGTCTGAATGGTGATTCGCGATCGGTGCATGTCAGCAATACCGTTTGAGTCCGCCGGCCAATTCGACGAGATTCTTCAGCACGTCGAAAAACGACTGATTTACAAACGCCGCGTCGTAGCTCTCGCGGTGCTCCCACCAGTAGCTGGCGAGCAACACGATGGGATTCTTCCACTCCGGTGGCACGCTGGCCGGCGTCGTGCCAAACCCAGCGGTGTATGTCGCCATCGCCACTTGCCGCTCAACCACTGGCGTCGGCCAGGAGGACTCAGTCTTAACGCAGATTCGGCCCGGCTTGCTGGCCGTCAATGCCCGATAATTCGCCGACGACACCGTTTGGGTGGCGTAGTCGTCATCCAGGTAGGTCACGCTGGATACCGTCAGCAGCGGCCAGCGGGTCTCGAATCCATCTTCCGGAAACTCGTAATCATGAGTCACTCGCCGCGTCTGCGTGATCAGGGCCACTCGCCCGAGGTTCTCGACGTAGGCAACGGCCGCAGGAATGATCTGCTCCGCCAATAGCTGGTCGTCTTCGCTGTGCGGAATCTGGGCATTGGCCTTGACCATCGCCACGGTGATCGGCCACACGATCTCATCACCCGAGGTCGTGCGGGATACCAGTTCATCGTTGGCCATGGCCGTGGTCATTAAGTGACTTCCTACAGTGGATCCCTACCGGCGGAACTTGCCGCGATGCTGCGAACTGCCGGGAGTCGACGCCTGCTGCATTGGCCGTGGGGGAGCTTGACGCGAACCGCTTCCGTCCAGCCGTCTGGCGATACCGCGAATCACCAGTTGATCAGCAACGCCCTCGTCGAGCTGGTTGCTGTCAACGTCACCGGGATTCCGGCCTCGCCACGGATGAACGAATTCGATTTGCATCTCACACCCCACTGACCAATGAACAGACAGTTTCTGCAGTAACCGCCGATCGTCACTTACGACGCCAGCATTCCTCCGAGCCCAAGCTTCGTCGAGCTGGACGGCGATTCCTTCGCGCGACTCAGCACCGCGATAGCCGACAGGTAGGTTCCCGCCGCTCCGTCACCGCAGGTCGCCACGAGGTCGAGATATCGCTTGCGTTTGCGGAGGTCGATGAAGAACGCAAAGACCTTGTTGTCATCGGTCGCGGTCGGCAACCGCCCGTCTCCTGTCGTCCCGGACGCGGTCAGCGCCGACACGTCGGCGAATCCGGAGCCCGAGGTATCGGACTCCTGGACCTTCAGCGCCGACATGGCGATATCCGTCGCACCCACCGACACGTAGATCGTGCAGTAGTCGTAACCGAGCGTGTCAATTTCGTTGGTCGTGGCGGAGGCGTTGTCAATGATCGCCGCCGGGCTCGTCACCAAGACCACCTTCTGTTCGAGAGCTGGAATCATGTTTGGCTTCCCGTGTTGAGTTCAGTTGGTTCGGTAAGGAAAACTCCCCGGCCGCCATGTGACAGCCAGGGATTGAGAGCACAACAGAAACGGCGATTAGCTGGCAGCCGTTTGCAGTCCGACGATCGGACCCGCAGCGCTCGAGCTGCCAACGTCATGCACGTTGATGTCGAACCGCTCGACGCCGCGAATGGCCATCTCGTCGTTTTCGAACACCGACTGGCCGCCGATGGTCGCCGAGTCCGAGAAGCTGATTTGCTCGCCACCGCGATCGCCGAAGCTCGCCCCGAGGCCGTAATCGCCCAAAGTGGCCACCACGGACGCCACGGCGGTGGTGCTCGGGAATACCTGGGAGAACACCACCGGATAGCCCTTGAACAACGGCACGCTGCGGCGACCTTCCCGCACCTCCATCGCCGGCACTCCGCCGGACGCCTGAATGAGCTTCTCCACGACACCGTAGTAGAAAGCCCTGTGCATGACCCACGCCGCGTTCGGCGTATCGGCGTATTCCGGGAGCAGCCCAACCACGGAATCGAAGTTGGCCAGCGTCAGGGCCGACCAGGTGGTGCCAGCCCCGATGACTAAGCCAGCGGAATCAGTGCCGGCCGTGTCCAGGTTCTGCAGTTTGTGCCGCACTCCCTGGATGTGGCCGTAGGTCGACGTGCCGTCGCCATTGAAGCCGCACTCGTCTTCCTTGTTCGCGAAGGCGTAGCTGATCTCGCCAGCGAGGTCGTCTCCAATGGAGATCACGGCCGACTCACTCAACTGGTTGGTGTAAGCACTCAGAACCATCAGGTTCTTCGCGGTCAGTCGAACTTTGTCCCATTGCTTCGTGGACGACGTCCCCGCCTGTCCATCAGCCACGAAGTATGGAGTCAATCCGCCAATTCGCCGTGGATCGGTGCGGGTGTCGCTGCTCATGAGTCGAATCTTGAACAGCCGTCGCACGACGCCATACGACTCCCGCAGGTTGATGAGGTCCGACCCGAACTCTTCCGGAATCAGCACATGCGACCCCGTCGACTGATCGCTCGTCGTATGCGACGCCTGCCGCAGCGCGAATTGATCGGCCACGAATTGCTTGGCGCTCGCGAAGTTGAATCGTCCCGGCATGTCTTGCGACACGCGAGCCAACACCCACATGCCAAAGCGGTAGGCCCGCTCGTTCGCCGAAACTCCATTGACCTCGCCGCGAAAGCTCCGCAGCGAGACACCACGCGACAGCTGAGCGATTCGGCCAGCGAGGGTGTTCGCCTGGGCCGGTCCTTCGGCCTCAGTGACTCCCGTCACACCGACCGATCGACCTTGCGACTGCTCCGCCCGATCGACGGCCGCGTTGTGCTCGTCGACCTGCCGCAGCGACTCTTCCTCGGTCGCCACCTGGTTCTGCTTGGTGACGATCTCGGCCGCCAGCTTGGCCGCCTGCGCCCAGGCGTCCTTCGCCTTGGATTGATGCTCGGCAATCGTCTTTTCGATGGCCGGCCGATCGGCTTCGGCAGCCTGCTCCAGCGTCCCGGCCAACTCTTCGGCGGACGCTTCGGCGGTCGTCGCCGCCTCCAGGAATTCGGCTCGTCGGTCGTTGAGCTGACCGATCTGGTTGCGGAGGTCGCCGACCTTCCGCCGCTTCTGGCTCGCGTCGATTTTCTTCGCCATCTGCTTCTCGTCCTTTGCTGATGCGCCGGACGATGGCACCAAAAAAGCACGCCTTTGCGTGGGGCATCTTCCGGCATGTTCTTGGGAAACATACCGATCGAGACACCACGCAAAGGCGTGTTGTTTTCGACCTTCCTGGCTGGCTCTTGCCGCACAAGGGCGGTCAGCCAAATCCAGGGCGATCAATGACTTGTTACGCGAATCCTACCCGCCAATCGACGTCTGTCAATAGTTTTCGGAATCAGAACGCAGCCGCGCGCATCGTCGCCAGATCCACGCTCTGCGATTTGCCGGACTGGCCAGATCGCCCGCCCGACTTCCGCTTACTGCCGGCCAGATACAGGTGCGATCCTGTCGTGATCTCGTCGACCAGCCCGACCTCTTTCGCCTGCGTGGCTCGCAGTCCGCGACCCTGGCCGAAGTTCTCAGTCGCGTACTGAGTCGTCACGCCGCGATACTTCGCGATGGTCTTGACAAACTGGCTCGTCAGCTCATCGACCATCTCTTGATTCCAGGCCACATAGTCCTCTGAGATTGGACGGGCCGGGTGCCACTCCGCTTTTTTCTCGGGAGCGCAAATCACCCGCTGGTCGACGCCCATCATCTCCAGCATCTTGGCGTAGGACTCAATGACGGTCATGGTCCCCATCCAGCCGATCCAGGCCGATTGCAGCGCCACGACCTTGCCGCAGGCCGCCGCGAACCACAAACCCGCCGACGCGCAGTAGGGATCGACAAGGGCGACCGAAGGCTTTGCACCCCGCTGGTCGAAGATCCGTTTGGCGCACTCGGCCACTCCAATCGGATCTCCGCCAGTGGTGTCGAGGTGCAACACGATTCGGGCCACATCGGGATCGTCGACGCACTTTTGGAACGCCATGTCCACGGCCCTGGTCGACGTCGCACCGAACATCAGGCCATACCACGTCAGCCGGTATTCGATCGGCCCGGAAATCCGGATCACAGCCGTATCGCCGATCATCTCCGGCGTGATCGGTTCGAACTTGGCCAAGAAGTCGGACTCCCAGCTCTGCGCGAATCCGTTTCGATTTTGGATCGCGGCCGCCATATCGGGGCGGTAATAGTGCCCCAGCCGCTCTGGGTTCATGAGCAGTGGCACCCCAGCGTTGAATCCGCTCACAGCCTGTAGCTTGTCGTTCATCGGCATACGATATCCCCTATGCGTTCATGAAGTGTTTCGGCCTCGCCGCTCCATCCGGAGACAACCGACTCGACCCTGGCGGCCAATTGATCGGCGGAGCATTCCGCCGCCTGGAGTAGCTGTTCCATGTGTCCATCGATCACAGCCCGCGTCACTCGCTTCGCCGCCGATTCTGACTGCACGACGATTCCCAGATGCGTCAGCATTCCAGCCACGCCCAACTCGATGGCCGACCGCATGCGCGGTTCATGCTTCTTGTAAAACTCTTCGGCGGCCGGCAGGAACTCGCGAGGCTTTTCGGCTGCTCGACGAATTGCCTTGCACTCGATTTCGGTCATGCGGACAGCCGACTCCGTAAGCACGGACTGGGCGTAGGACGCGAATCGTTCCGCAGGCTCGTTGTCCGTAGTGGCGACGGCATTTGCCGGCTGCTGGTTGCTGGCAATTTCGATCACCTCGGAGGACTGCTCCGTTGCCTGCCTGGTCGCCCGTTCCTCGCCCAGCGTGACCAGCTTCAGCATCGCCGCGGCGAACGCCTTTTCCCACTTCGGGGAGCGACGATTCGCGACCTGATTCGCTGCTCCGGAAGACTGGCCGCCGTTGGCCAGATCCGCTCGCATCCGCTCGGCCGTGGTGAAGTTCGCCGGCACGATATACGTGCTGCCCGCCGCGCCTGACAGCGGGTTCATGTTTTCCTGCGCCCGCCACTCGTTCGCGTTGAGCACTCCCCATTGCCGCAGAATCGCGTTGGCCTCGGCCTGCGTCTTGGGATCGCCGCGAAGCAGAGCGTTGAGCAGAAATTCAAACATGAACGAGCCGTCGCGGAACACCGATCGCAGCTGCCCTCGCTCGTCTCGCGTTCGCAGAATCTGCGAGTTGATCGCCCGTTCCCATCGTACGGCGTAAGAGCGAATGCAGGTCAGCACGAACTGCCGCATCATCGCGTCAACGGTCGCAAATTTGTAGTCGTCAAAAATCTGCACCACGGCGGGCGGGACGTTGTAGAACCGGCAGATTGCTTTATCGCCGTAGCTGCGTGTCTCCATCAGCTTCGCGTCATCGGGCCCCATCTGGAGACTCTGCCACTCCGCGCCATCCCAAAGAATGCCGACCTTGTTCGCATTGTCAGGGCCACCGTGAATGCGGTTGATGTCGTCCCTGAAAGTATTTCTTGTTGTCTCGTCTGCGATGAAGCTCTTGTGTTTGATCAAACCGCTGGGGCGGGCCCCATTGCCGAACCACGATCCGGCGTACTGCAAGCTCGCGGCGGCAACGCCCATCTCTTCGCGGGCGTAGGCCAACACTCCCCGGCTCGTCACTCCATCGTCGCTGGGGAAGTTGCAGACGTTGAGCATGTCGCGGTATGGAACTACCACGTAAGGCGTGCCTTGCCCACTGGCCGGCGGTCGCTCGCCAAATGCCTGCGTCCGATTGACGAAGACGTGGAACTCGATCTCCCCAGTCGACAGCTTCCACGGCCGGATCCGGCTGGGATGGATCGGCCAGAGTGCGATTGGCTCATCTCGCTCGTTCCTCTCGATCTCCGCAAAGGCGTTACCGCGGTTCACGAGCCGCAACGAGCACAGTTCAAAGAACTGCATCGCATCCATGAGCGGATTCGGAGAGTCGTGCAGCAGGCCCCACTGCGGAGTATCGCGAGCGCGCCGGCGGTCAGCCTCGGTCATCTCCTCGTAGACCAGCCCGGGCAGAGACGCCAGCGCTTCGGCAATCGCCCGCGAACAGGCGAATACCGTGGCTTGCTGCATCGCCCGGCACTCGTCGACGACGACCCCCGACGACGTCTTCAGGCCCGACTGATAGGGCCACCAGACGTTCGCGTTGCGCGACGTGAGCGCCGAGCTATCCTGACGCAGGGCGAGCCCGGCCACTCCGTTGAGCGCCGCTCCGATGCCGGTAATCCAGTTACCCATTCGGCTTTACCTCCGCAGGGCTTTCCACCCGACCGATCATAGCTGTCGTGCAGATCGGACCACCAATCAGCACCGCTCCGAGCACCACGAGTCCCGGCACGGTCCCCCACAGAAACGCCGCCGACACCCAGCATACCAGACCGGCCAAAATTGAGAACGTATTCACCATCGACTCTATCCCCACATTCCAGAGCCTGGGGCGCCACTCCACGCCCCGGATATCTGCGACACCTGCGGCGGAGCACAGCAGTACCCCACGGCCATCACCGCCGCGACGATCGGGTCAATTCTCCCCCGTGACTTCCCTTTGGCCGGGTATGTGTTGCCGGCCTTGTCCCGTGGATGAAGTCGGGCGTTGTTCGCCGCCACGTCCAGCAGCGGGTGGCCACCGTGGGCCAAGTTCCCCTGTTTGACGAATCGCTCAAACCAAGACGTCGGGGGCCCCATCGAGACCGCGCCTTGCCGATGCGTGATGCACGTTAGACCGGCCGGCTGAAGGTATGGGTCCACAATGAAGCTCGCGTAGGCTGGATCGAACCCGATGGCCTGAATCTTGAATACCTCGCTGATCTGCTTGATGTCTTCGGCCGCCGCGGCGTGGTTGATCACGCTTCCATCATGCAGTCGGCAGAACCCGAACTCGCCGAAGTTGGATCGCTGGGCGAGGTGTCGATACTGCACGTCTTCCGCCGCCTCGCGCTCGATCACTCCTTCGGCCGGAAGCCAGCAGATCCCGAGCAACGTAATGCGTGGCAACTGCTTCTCACTGGGGAATGTGCCGATCGGCCAGGACGGAAACGCCATCCAGAACGCCATGAGATCCTGGCTGATCGCCACGTCCAAACCGGCAAAGCAAGGCTTGCCGACCAGGGACCTCCAGTCATGCTCCAGGCCAGCACAGCGATTCCACGCCAGCATGTTGATCCAATTGGCCGACGACTCGGAAAGCATCGACAGTGTGAAACGCTTGTAGTCCGGGGCCTTTGTCGGATCGTCCAACGACTTGTCTCGATCGGCTTGCAGCGTCTCCATTTGGCAAGTCCAACCAATCGATGGATTCGCGCAGTGAATGGCGTGGTCGCTGGTCCAGTCCTCATTAACCAAGCATGTCGAGTATTGCTCCAGGCCAACCGCCAGCGGGGCGACTCGCAAGAACGGCTGGAATCGCTTGGCTCGCTCCACAACCACCACCTCGATCGGCGATCCCCCTGCGCCATCCTGCTGAGACGGCACCACCGCTGTCGCCGATGATCCGAACCGCAACACTTGGCCTTCCGCGACTGGATGCCGCAGCCGGCCGCAGTGTATGACGGTGTCGCCCGGGTGAGCCTCTTGCGTCAGCGACACGTCGAACGGTTCGCCGGAGTAGATCGCGGCGTGGTGCCTGATTTCCCGCGACGTGCCCTCGATCACCTTCAGCGCTCGCTGGCGTTCTTCCCACCAGATCGACGCCGTGTTATCGCCGGCCGTCGTGATCGCCATGTTCAGCGGCTGGCGACGAGATCTTCCAGCTCGCTCGGTGAACTTGAAGATCGACCGATTGCGGTGGGCATGCAGCTCGTCGAGTACAACTCCGTGGGCGTCCTTGCCATCAGCCGACGCCGCATCCATCGAAAGCACCTGAAAGAACGACGCCGTCTCCGGGTAGGTGAGTCGGCACCGACTGTCGATTACTTCCATCTGACTGGACAGGAATTCGCTCGACCTCACGAACTCCTTGGCCTCGTCGAATGCTAGTCGAGCTTGATTGCCGTCGCGGGCCGCGCCATACACTTCCGCTCGCGACTCGCGCGAGAACTTGCCGCTGGTCGGATCGATATATCCATCGGCCATCATCAGGAACAGAATCACTCCGGCCACGGTTGTCGTCTTCGCTTGTTTTTTACCCATCTCCCAATAGCTCGACACGTACCGCCGAATCCCCGTATCGCGGTGGACCCACCCGAACACGGTCGACAGATTCTTTCTGTGAACTGGCACGAGCTGAATCAACTGGCCCACCTTGTCACCTTTCGTGTGTTGCAGAGTCGTCTCGATAAATCGGCAAACAAAATCCCCGCCGCCGACATGCCACGAGCGGCCGTGAGACTCCTCTTCCTCCTGACTGACAGGCTGCAAGCGACCGCGACGATGCCTCCACCAACACCGCAGCAACTCGCCTCGCCATTCGCGGCAGTGCCAGTAGATCGGTCGCCCCCGCTGATCTCGCGACAGATCGTAAGCGTACCCTTGCCGAACCGCCCGCACGTCCAACGTGGTCTCAATCCACTCGGACCAGCCGGCCTCGATCGCCGCACGCACCGCACGTCCATCCGCCGCATCCGCCGGAACGGCGAATGGATAGAAGCAGTCGTGATCATAGGCGTCTACCAAAGTCGGATGAACGATCGACGCCCGCACTTCGTCGACAGTCACTCGTTTTTTTGCCAATCAGCTCAGCCAGTTCGGCTCCCCATAAATACCTTCAGGCGTGACCCACCATCACCATTGGTGGGATTGTCTATTCGTCCCCATCGCTTCCGCCAGGTCGGACCCATGCCGAACTCTTTGGCGACCATATCGAGCACCCGCAGCATTCCTTTGCGCACGATCAGCAGCGGGTGTTTCTTCTCTCGACCAGTGTCGTCATCGAGCAGCGTCAACGGCTGCTCCTGCAACTGCCGCTCGGCCATTCTGGCCATCGCGAACGACACGCAGCCGACGGCGAGCGTGGCGCGGTCAAGCTGCGTGTACAGTCCGATCGGCAGCAGCTGCGACATCATCGCCGCCCACTCATCATTCGCGGCGCTGGACAATCCACCAGGGGCGTCCGTACTGCCGACTTCGACTTCCTGCCTCTGTCGCTTCAGCGCCTCCTGAGCCGCAATCCGGTCCTTGTTTTTCATCAGCCGGCTAGGGTCGCCGTTGAGCAAATGGGCCTCGATCGGCTTCGCAGGTCGACCACGGCGGCTGTGATCCAGCGACCGCGTGCGCGGTGTCAGTCCAAATTTCGCCGCATCCCCAACGAGCTGCTCCGAGAGCTCGCAAAAGACCAGGCAATCCGAACTCGGCAGCGGCTTGCCGTTCGCGTCCGTTCCCCACAAAGCAGCCTGTGATTCCTCCAGCAGCCGCACAGCTGCAGCTGCTCTCCGCCACAACGCCCATGTCTCGCAATATCGCGTCAGCTCCCAGCGGTCAATTGTGGCCAGCCGGCCAGACAACTCGAGATCACCGGCCAGTCGAGACCACTCGGCGGCCGCGTCCGCGCTCATGTCGGCAGGCTGATCAGGCTGGCCCGCGGGGACCGTCAGCGGATCCGCAGTGTCGACAGCCGGACCCTTACCGCGCTTCGCGCGGGCCACATCGACCGGCAGTTGAAATCGGCCTCGCTTGGCCATACTGCACCTAACGCCTTATTGCTATTGCACTTGCCGCAATTTCCCGAAAATCCACGCGCGCC